TAAGCAAAATCCATATCCTATGTAGTATGGTAGATCTGGAATCCATTGATCTGCATGATGTTTAATAAAATCACCTTTTTTATATCTTTGAAGATGTGTTTTTCCAGGAAATGAAGAGTATGATTCAAAAAGATTTCTCATTTTATAATTTATAGAATCAAAAACGTTTTCTGATGTAAAATATAAGTTCTTGCCATACCAAAAATTTGAAGTATTATTTTGATTTTTAGCAAACTCATCAAACCAATCTTCTTCTGGAGTATTATTAATTATTGTGTAAACATCAGCAAGTTCTTGTTTTGTTAAAAACTCTTCTACCTCATAGACATCTTTGTGGAGTTTATTTATTTTCATATTTTTTAATTAAACTTACTATTATTTATATGACTTAATTCTAAATGGTTTATATTAAAATGTTTTGGCAAGGAACTAACCCATCTAATAGATTCTGCCAGATCTTCTGCTGTTAAAGCATTACTCCTTTTTTCAAGTTGAGTATCTATGGTCCCTGGACAAATCTCTGTTATCTTAATTCCATACTCTGGAAATTCCATCCTCATAGTATCTATTAACGCCATTTCTCCCCTTTTAGCATTGCTATAGTTTCCTGCACCTCTAAAAGGAATTTTGCCACACAAAGATGTTATAAAGATAATTGTAGGAGAGTTTGATTTTTTTAAACATGGAACAAAAAGTTGTGAAAGATACATTGGTCCAGAAACGTTTATTTCATAGGCTTTTCTAAAGTTATCCATTGTTTCATTAATAATATAAGTAGGTCCTGAACCTCCACCTGCGTTATTAACAAGCAGGTCAATAGTTAAATCACTATACTTTTCATAAAACCTTTTAATTTCATCTTCATTTGTAATATCCATTTTATATACTTCAACATTTTCAGACACAAGACTTGACACTTTAGAAAGATTTCTTGAAACAGCAATTACTTTGTAACCATTTTCAGATAAAAGTTTTACTGTTGCATACCCGACACCCTTACTTGCACCAGTTACAATTGCTGTTTTCAAGACTAATGAATCCAATGTTGTGGAACCATAATCTTTTCACCACTTTTGACTAAGTGTGCAGTATGGTGATACGGTGGTGATGGAGGAAAAACGATAACGCTTCCTGCTTTTGGTTTTACAAAAAATGTAAAAGAATTTGGATCATTCTTTGCAAGATCCATGTCAGGATTTGGTCCACCATAAGATATTGGGCCATCAATGTATTTGCCACCATAAGATATTGGACCATCAGGTGATTTTATAGTAAAAGATATTTCTCCACCTTCATAGTCATCATTAAGATACATAACAAAAGAAACCTTTAAACGCTCATCTCCTTCTTGCTGGTCAAAGTGTGCACCCATGTAGGTTCCTGCTTGATACTTTTTAATTGGATACTGTGGAAATAGTTTTGGCTCATCTGTAATTCCCTGTGCCTTGGCATAGTCTCTTGCTACATTGTCAAATGCTTTTTGAAGAGTTTCATAAATATATTTATTTTTTTCATTTGTATTGGAATTTAATTCAATGGTTTTGTCTGTTCCATAAACATAATGTTTACCGCTGCAAGCAATCCATTCACCCCAAGGATCATTGTTGTCATTTTCAATTGCATCGACAAGTTTCTTTGGATCTTCAATTACATTCGTATAATAATAAACTTTTTCTTCAAGTATTTCTTTGTCCATGTTCTATCTCCTTAGTATTTATTTTCTTTGTAAAACCCTTTAAATTTTATAAATCCAACCAGTACATATCTAATAGGGCCTTCTCCTACAAAACGTACTCCGTGCTCATACTCTTCATTTCCTGGAAAAACAAGTAACGTTCCTGGTTTTGGTCTTAAATCTGAGTTTTCTTTATTTTTAAAAAATAAGGTTCCATCCTTGTAATCATCGTTAATGTATAGTATAGCAGCATATTTAATAGATGGGTCTGTATGCTGGTCAGTATGTGCTTTTAATTCAACACCCTTTTGCATTCTTTGCAATGTTCCAAATCCACCAAGTTCTAGGTTATTATCTGCTAAAGATAATAAATCTCCAAGTCTTTTTTGAAGAACTGAACTAATTTTTTTGCTTGTAATGTCTAAATTTTTATCTTGCCAGCCTTGAGTTATTTCAAATTTACCTTCAGCAATTAAATTATCAACATCGTCTCTTCCAAATTTTTCCATACAGAATCTAGGAAGGTTTTTTAAATATTCTATAGACCAATCCTCATTAGGAGTTGTTTCAATTATTTCTAACAAATTTTCTAACTCTTTTTCTTTTAAAAAATTTTCTACAAACAAAACATTGTCATGTAGTACTTCAGTTTTATATTTTTCATTATCAAATTCTTTTTTTAAAAAAACATCCATTTATACTTCTTCAATCTTATATTTGTTTCCTTGAATGTCTAACTTCCAACCCTGTTTTAAAAGTTCTTGCCATTCTGTTCTTTCAATTTCTTGCTTTGCCCTTGTTTCTTTCATTTCTGCTGCCCATACATCTCTTAGTTCTTGAGGGTAATCAGACTCTTCTCTGTCATCCCAAAAAGATCCTATTGTGTATCTTACTCCACTTTTTATTAAAGATACTTCGTGCATGTTGTTAAATCCCCCGTCAAATACGGCAAGCATTCCAACCTGCGGTTTAATTTCTATATTTTGATCTGGGAATCTTAGAAGGCCACCCTCAAAATTATCATTTAGGTATAAGAATCCAGCATATTTACTTCTTGTAAATGCTCCAGAATTTCCCTCAGCATCTGTATTGTCTGAGTGCACTCTTGCATACGCTCCAGGCTCCCACTTTTGTGTATGGTATCCAATCTTAGAAATTGTTTTTGGATCAAGGTCGTGAACTGAAGCAATTGCCTTATACATTATTTTTTCAATATCTGAAAATATAGTTGGGGATAATCCAGCGTCAATAACTTCCTGATCGTTGTCTTGCGGAAGTGAAGAGGAGTATGATTCATAAAAAGATATAGGAGTCCATGACATTTTTCCATTATTTGCTTTTGTGTCTAAAGCATTAATCATTTTTTGACAAGTTTTTTCTTCAATAAAATTTTCATATAATACTATATCTTTTGTTATTCTTTTTTTATTTTTTAAGTTCATCTTATTCTTCTTTCTTTATCAGCACTTCTTTTGTTTCTATTTTCATCTCTAAACTTTGTCATAATATCTGGTTGCATTTTTTCCCAAACATCTTTTCCAAATTCTTTTTCTTTTTCAAACCACTCAGGATCTCCAACAGAGTATTTCATCCAATACATTCTAGACAAATACTTACTACCGCCAGATGATAACATTACTCCATGAAGATATACGCCATCTCCATTTCTTAATACTTCTGGATGACCTGAAGGAAACACAAGATAGTCTCCTGCTTCTGGTTTATATTTAATGGCTTCTCCATTTGCAATAAAGTCAATTTCTCCACCCTCATAATCATCATTGGGATAGCAAAGGGCTGTTATAGCAAACTTGTATCCTGGACTTGTAATGGGCTCTCTAATATAATCTGTATGATATGACATTGCAATTGAATCTTCTATATCTGTTCTATATCTTACTATAGATGGTCCATTCACGCACCATTCTTGTGTAATTTCACCATCATTTGATAATACCGTTTTTGTTTCATTAAGATCTACGCCATTACGTGCAGCGTAGTCTTTTGTAACTAAATAAAAAAGTTGAAACAATTCAAGTATTGCAAGTCTTTGTGATTCTTGTTTTTTTGTTTTTGTTTCTATTTTTTCAAGATATTCAATATTAAGTCTGTGCTCATGACCTTTAAATGTTGGCTGAAGATATTCTCCAAATTGAGACCATTTAGTCCAAGGGCTAAATAAACCATCATCTTCTCCAACAGACTCTTTTAGTTGAGAATATGTAGAATTAATATCTTTAAACATATTTTTATAAACAAATATTTGAGGGTAAATTTCAATTGGGTTTAGTTCAATATTTATCATGGCTGCCTATCTCCAGTATGTTTTGTAATTTCCCAAAAGAAAGGACATGTAAATCTTAGTCCACTTTTTATTTCTGTTACCCCATGAATATAATTTTTATCTCCTGGAAAAAAATAAGCAGCACCTTTTTTAGGCTTAAATTGTAGACCTTGTAATGGAAAATATAATTCTCCACCTTCATAGTCATCATTTAAATAAAATAAACTAGCAATATCATAAAGTGGAAAATCATTTGGTTTTCCTGCATCTGGACCATCGTGTAATTCTTTATCTGCATGAGGTTCTTGAAATTGTCCTGGAAGCCATTTAACAATAGTTGTTCCAGTTGGGCTAACTTGTACTTTATAAAATTCTTCGACTATTGGCTTTAGTCTTTTAAATAATCCAGTAATTATTGGAGATATGGTGGGATCGTTTTTATCTAAGGTTGGAGTTGTTGCAACTCTATCTTTCCAATAATCTGAATCATAAACAACTGTTCCATTTTCATTTACATGACTTTGTGTTACATCCCAGATAGTTAAAGATTTTGCAGCCTTTTCTAAAAAATTTATTTCTTCTTGAGTCATAAAATTTTCTAACTCAACAATCATATCTTTACTGTCTCCAAACCATCCAGAAGGAGTCATTGAAGGGTTTTTATATACAATTGAGCCTTTATCTATATTCATATAAATATTATACCATTTTCTTACTCATAAGTTCTTTGTTCCCAAATTTTATTTTTATAAACCCCGCCATTAGGCTTTCTGTACTTATTAGCATTCAATCTCATTTCTTCAAATAGTTTGTTTGCATCTTCTTCTTCTATAATTTCAGATATCCAATTTTCTCTTTTAAAAGGAATTACCTGTACATACGGAGTTCCTGCTGGAATAATTCCTGTAAATCCTTTTCTAATAAAAAATGGATAAGATCCAGGAAGATTTACTTTATCGTTATCAATAATTCCACTAGTACTTAAAAATGGTAAATCGTATCTATTAAAGGGTGATGAATAAAGAGCACTATATCCTTTTGGCAGTTTTACTTGCCATTCTCCAAACCAAGCAAAATGTTCTTGATAATATCCTTCTGGATGTACAAATTGTGGCATTGGGGACCTTCTTTGTACAAAAGATAAATATTTTATATCTTCAATCTTAACATCAATTTCTTTTTGAGAGTTTTTAAAAAATTCAATATCACATGGAGTATTCAACGAATAGCCAGTGCTCATAATATCAAATATTGCAGGACAAGCCTTCCACGTTGGAATTTTTCCACTATCTGGTCCAATAATAAAATCATTTTTGCCATCTTTTGCATAACGATCTGCTTTTCTAAACCATTCTGGTATTAATTTTATTATGGGCTTTGGTGCAGATTTACTTTCAGCAGATAGCCAAGTTTTATTAGTTTTAAATATAATTTTATTTGCTGTCATAAGATTTTCTTTTATCAATTGTTTTTAATTTAATACTTTTTATTTCATGTTTTCCTACTGATTTTTTATTTTCGTCTGTTGCATTTCTATAAAAATTTGTCCATTCACCTTTTTGATTAAAAACTTGAGAGACTTCTCCATATTTTTTATTTTTTAAAATATAATCATTTGTTACATTAAAATCATATATGTGCATTTCATTAGAAACAATTTGGGTTAGCGGTATTGGTAAAATTGCTATTGCTGTAGAATGTGCTGGAATAATAATTTCTACATTAGGTTTAATAATTTTTAAAGCAGCAGGAAGCATGTTTGGATAAAAAGATGTAGACACTAAAGTCGTGTATGGTATTACGCTATCAAGAAATAAATTTGGTACTGGCATTGTAAGCATTGTAATATTTTCTTCTGTTATAAATTTTATGTGTGTATTTAAACTAAGCGTAGCATTTTTTCGATTTTCATCTACATACTTATGACCACTTAAAATTTTAATATGATTTTTTTCTTCATCTGCATCTACTCCATCCCAAATAAAAACTATGTCTTCTGGAAAACTTATGCCCCAACCAAGCCCATTAGTTAAAGTTATTGGAAAACAATTGTAGGCATGAGCATTTGCAAGATTATCTATCCAATCTCTTTTAATTGATAAAGGCTGAACAGATACATTAGAGTTTGGGAATATTTCTGCTCTAATAATTGACATTAATCTCCAGTTTCTTCATAAAACTTTGGATTGTGATACTTAGAACTATAGTCTAACATTGTTACAATAGAATACTTTGTGCCCGAAGTTACTGGCATTGCTCTGTGTGGATACATGTAGTTTGAAGGAAAAATAAATAAATCGCCTGCTTTTGCTTTTAAGTTTAAACCCTGTATTCTAAAAAATAACTCTCCACCTTCGTAATCATCATTTGGATATCCTACTAATGAGACCACACAGTTATAAGAAAATCCATGATCGTGGTGTTCTTGAAAATGTTGTCCTGGCCCATATTTTACAAAGTTCATGGCTTCCCAATATCTTAATTCTCCAAGATTAAACTTAGCACTATAATCTAATACCGCTGAGTTTGCTCTATCATATATACTTTGCCATAAATTTTTTAATGTAATACCGTTTTCTGACATATCATGCTCAATATCAGTTTTTTTATATTTAAAATCAACACAATCACGATAGTCTGGCATTAATTGTTGATATCCAACATAGGCTGGTCCCCAATTATATTGATTATCATTTTTAAGAACATTTTCTAAAGTGTCAACAATGTTTAAATCTTTTGTCAAAACATCATGATAAACAAAAATTCCATTTCCTAAATTTTCAAAAGAACTCCAAGTAAATTTTTCTTGGTTTAGTTCAGTACTTACAATATTATTCATTTTTTACCTTTCTTGTTTTAAATTAATGCCCTCTTGTATTTATGTCTGTCATAATAACAACAGAATACTTTATTCCATCTATCATATCACGAGATGCGTGTTCGTATATATAGTTTGATGGGAAAATTGCAATGTCACCAATTTTTGGTTTATAAACAAGTTTGTCTAATCTAGGGAAATACAATTCTCCACCTTCATAATTATCATTTAAATAAACAACTACAGAAACGGTTGTATTGTACGCTGGACCATGATCTGCATGGATTTTAAATTGTTGTCCTGGGCCATCATATTTTACAAAATTAAATGCTTCATAATAAACTACATTTATTCCCCAATAATGTGCGTAATCGTCAACACAAGATTTTACAGTATTATAAATGTCTTGATGCATGTTTATTAATTCAAAATTTTCACTATCTATAGGGCCAAGATCTGTATCTTTATATTTAAAATCAGAACAGTTTCTAGCACTTTTTATTGGTTTATCAGAATTTGTTACAGTTGCTTCTTGCCAAAAATATTTTGTTTGTCCATTTAACTTAGATTCTAGTGTATCAATATATGAATTACATTTTTCTTCTGAAATAGCATTTTCATAAATGTTTAATCCTAGCCCTGGATTTATTACATTAATATCATTAAATGTTTTATTCGGCATTCTAAAAGATGCAGATTCTGACCTGTCTTTATTAAACCAAGTGTTTGCTGATTCCTCTATTTTATACATACCTTAAAACTCCTTTGATCTCTTTTAATTATAGCATATTGTTAAAAGTTTTACAAAGGTGGTATGTCTGACTCTACTGCATCAAAAGCATCAAATACTAACATATTTTCTGTAAAGAAATTATCATATGGCTCACAATGAATTGAGTAAATGGTATCTTCAATATCTAAAATTTCTAATGAAGTTATATTTACAAATCCTTGCTCTACATAAGAATATACTTTTGATGTTGTGTCTAACTCAGTAACACGAACAAATCTAGCAACGTTATCTTTTTTAGTAAGAATCCAGTGAGTGCTTGAATATCTATCTCCATTAACTAAATGAATTGGGTTTGTTGTATTTGAAGTAATAGAAACAACATTTGTTTCAACAAAATCTAACTCATTAAAGTCAGGATTTTCTAAAGACCAATCCAACCAACTCATAGTTGTTCTATCTATGCCATCTATGTTCATTGCAATAAGTTTGTCTCCCACAACAATATCTTCGGCATTTTTTAAACCACTTGTTGTTCTAATACCCGTAGTTGCTGCAACAGATTCAAATCCATAAAACCAAGGGAAATATGGTGGGAAAAATGGAAAGAATGGTGGGAAGAACGGACCAAATGCTGGTGGAAAGAACGGACCAAATGCTGGTGGAAAGAACGGACCAAATCCTGGAAAAAATGGAAAGTATGGTGGAAAAAATGGTGGAAAGAATGGTGGGAAGAATGGTGAAAGAGTTGTAACGCTTGCAGTTGTTGCTCCCAATGATGTTCCATTAGCATTTGTTGCGGTAACTGTATAAGTTTGTGCAGTGCCTGCGGTATCATTAATAACTACAGATACTGCTGCTGCTGCTAAATCTCCAGAAGTGCTTGCATCTGAACCAACAACGTTATGTTTTGACAAGGCTGCTCCACCTGTTGCTCCAATTGTCCATTGAATTGTATTTGCATTAACTCCTGCAGTTGCGGTAGCGCTTTGTGGTGCTTGTGGAACTGTTGTTGCAGTTACTGAAGAAGAAGTTGTTCCACTTGCAGTTCCTGCAGCATTTACTCCTCTTACTGTAAATGTATAT